GCGCGCTTATGGGCCAAAAGGTCCAGACGCTACATTTGTTTTACTTGATTGCCATCAAGCCATTAATTAAAACGCTGGGACATGACCCCCAGACCGGATTAACATCTCGACCTTATACTTCCTGTCAAACAGGCTTACGGTGCAACTGTTATCCCGTGTCCAATCCCATTTAAGGGGTTGGGCACAAGATTCAGATGTTTTCGGCTTTCCGAGTGTGACCATTTAACTGGTTGGCCAACCAGGGTGCTAACGGGCACCAACCGCGTGTGATTAATAAGCCAAACGCAAGACATTCTTTCGAATCTCTAACGTTGTGCTACACAATTGTTCAGTATCATCTTGATCCTGCAGTTTCGGTATGTATGTCACGGGGTTCTGGTCCCATTCACGCAACACAACTGCTAAATCAACAAGATAATCAACCTGACAAAGTTCAAGGTAAAACTCAAGTTGTTCATTGAGCTTACCCTGACGAGCCTGCTTATAATCACGCACTGCCATGCCAGCTTCCGTCTCCATATGGATCAACTTGGAGTAAAAGGAATAACTTGCCAACAGATTCTTGTTCTTGATTGGTTTACAACGACCATAATAGTCACCAAATATGGGTCGGTCATCACATGGTTCAAGATCAATTTCTGTCTTAAAATGCAAAGCAAGACTGCTATGTGACAAAACGGAAACGATATCAGGAGATGGTTTATAATCCTTGTTGACAATATCTGTCATCAACCAATATTCCCCAGGATTCGTCCGTCCTGTCCGACCACGGCGCTGCAAACTTGATGCTTTGTCAACGGGGACAACAACAATTTTCCCTTGATCATTCACAACACGATTGCCACAATCAATCACTAAATCACAACCAGGTATAGTCAAACCGGCTTCAGCAATCGTTGATGCGACAATATGGCCTGTTTCGGGAACTGTTCTATTCCCTGACCATAATGCTGTAAAGCCACGATCCCGGTTTTTATCAGCAAACCGCTTGGCAAACTTAGCACTGTGATGGATAACCAACACACGCTTAAAGCCTGAGCGTAGTGCTTCCTCAACCAAGTCGTCAAGCTTTCCATCTCGCCGATGATCAACAATCTCAT